CAGACCCCGCAAAAGATTAGGCTGGCGCACCCCTTTTGAGGTCTTTTTCGGTGTTGCACTTGCTTGACAATCTACCGGATGCCCTGGCTTCCTTCGGCACCAATGCCGTGCAGGGTCTTTCGGATGCCATGAGCAGCTGCAGCATGAGCGGCACGGGAAGCACCGTAGCTGCCAGCGTGCGCACAGCGGTGAACACCAGCCTGACCGGCAGCACGCTGCGGTCTGCTGGTCTCAATGCCATGGCTGGCCTGCGGGCAGGCATCCTTGCCGGGCAGTCCGGTGTCATCTCCGCCATGCGCTCCGCCGCCCGTTCTGCTGTGAATGCTGCCAAGAGTGAGCTGAAGATTCATTCGCCCTCCCGGGTGTTTGAGGACGAGGTCGGCGTGATGACCATGCGCGGTCTCAGCAAGGGTGTCCTGAAGGAGAGCAAAGCGCAGGCGAAGATCATCCGCAATGCCAGCCGCTTCCTAACCGGCGAGGCCAGAGAGGGCACGATTGTTGCCGGGAACACCACGAACACGCACACCTACCATCAGGACTCCAGCGTGAACTTCACCGGAAGTACCTTCTACATCCGATATGAGAAGGATGTGCAGGCGCTGGCTGTTGAGATCGCCGCGCTCACCCGCCGCCGTCAGCATGGTCGCGGGCTGAAAATGGCGTAAACGCTTGACTTTTCTGCCTTTTGGAGTGATCTATACGCTACCCTGACGGAAAGGAGGCCATGGCTATGAACAACCTGCATATGCGCCCCGAAGTGCTGAAGCGCATCCGGGAGAAGTATCCCGTCGGATGCACTGTGGAGATCATCGAGATGTGCGACCCGTACCGTGATATGCCCGCCGGGCTGCGCGGTACCGTGACCCATGTCGATGATACCGGCACGGTGTTTGCCGATTGGGAGAACGGGTCCACGCTGGGCGCGGTGTTCGGCGAGGACAGGATTCGGCGGGTAGACTGAACCAAAAAACGAAAACAGAGTATCGCGCTTGACGGTACTCTGTTTTTGTGGTGCAGTCTGCTTATATTCGGTGTTCCCTGACCCAGGCAAGAAGGTCTTCATATCCCATTTGTCCTGATGCCACGCCAAGGCCTGCCTCAACCACATCATCGTTGGAGCAGTCCAGTCGAATGCCGTTGACCTCAAGGAAAGTCAGCATGACATACATGCCGATTCGCTTGTTGCCATCCACAAAGGCATGGTTGGAAATCAGCGAATAGCCCAGCCGTGCACCCTTTTCTTCCTTGGTGGGGTAAAGCTCCTGACCGCCAAAGGTCTGAAAACACCCTTCCAGCGCACTGTCCAGCAAGCCGATGTCGCGTAATTCCGAGCTTCCTCCGGTTTCGGCGATGATCAGCTGATGCAGCAGCAGGACCTTTTCTTCTGAAAACCGGATCATTTGGCAAGCTCCTCGAAGGCGGGCTTGAATTTCTTCAGGATTCGGGCGGCAATGACATCGATCTTCTCGTCATCCGTCATGTCGAAGTAGGGTGTTGCTTCGATATCGACCAGAAGATACTTGGGCCGGTTGTTCTTGAAGATAACCGCCTGTCCCTGGGCATCCGCGATCCGGGCCACGCGGGAGAAGTTCTGATTCGCTTCCGATGCGGAAACGATGGCATTGGTGTTAATCATCATAGGCATCCCTCCTGCTTGCATTATACCACGAAAAGTAGGTAAAATTCAACCTATTTTCGAGAAAGGATATTCCATGACCGACTGGTTTGAATGGAACGGAAAGAAATGCACGGACTTCGGCATTCACGTTTCCGAGCATCCGCCCATCACGCTCCCCGCGGAGCGAAGCACGTTCACCAATGTCCCCGGACGCTCCGGCAGCCTGACGGTGCTGGAGGACGAGGATGTATACGATGACATGCTGCTGACCTGCACCTGCTTTATTGAGCATACCGACCGCTTGCTGGAGATTGCCGCATGGCTTCGCGGCAGCGGAACAGTCACCTTCGCCAACCGGCAGGGCGGCTTTTATTATGCTCGGGTGGTCAACCAGATTCCCTTTGAGAAGATTCTGCGCGGGCACCCGCACCGCAGTTTTGCCGTGATTTTCCGCTGTCAGCCGTTCTTTCATCTGAAGGCAGACGACATCACGGTCACGGCCCCGGGCACCTTCATTTCCAACCCCGGCTGTGTCGCGTCCGAGCCGGTGGTCAAGGTTACGCTTGCCGGGGATGCCGAGATTACCATCGGCGGGTACCTGTTCTCGCTGACCGGCGTGACAGGTACCGTGACCATCGATACGCCCAGGCTGGAGTGCTATCAGGACTACACCAGCAGGAATGCCTGCATGGCCGGGGATTATCCGAAGATTCCTGCTGTCGGCGCGTATGTCAGTTGGGTCGGTGATGTCAGCAGGATTGTCATTTCGCCCAACTGGCGGACACTCTAAATCGAAAGGAGGACGCCCATGATCTGCGTATTCCCATCGGATGCGACGGACTTCGCCAGTAATGGTCTATGTGTCCTCACGCCCACAGCCTGCTCTGTCACCGAAACCCTCAACGGCGAGTGGGAGCTGTCCATGACGCACCCGCTGGATGAGCGCGACAAGTGGACGTACCTGCAGGTCGGCTGCATCATCCGCGCACCCGTGCCCGCCGCTATGACGCCCCGTGTGTCGCTGGTCAGGCAGACCACCGGCTGGTCGGTGTACACCATCACTACCAAGTCGGGCAAGCTCAACCTCCGCTCCGGCCCCGGCACGAACTACAAGCGACTGGGTCAGTATGCCAAGGGCAAGGAGGTCGTGCTCATCGCCAAAACCAACGACAGCTGGTATGAGGTGACCGCCCCGGACGGCAAGCGCGGCTATATGTCCACGGACTACCTGACCTTCGCCCGGACGGAGGGCTCATCCACCACGGCGACCGGGCAGGTGGTGGAGCCGCGGCAGGTGCGCGACCAGCCCTTCCGCATCTACCGCGTCGTGCCCACGCTCACCCAGGTCGAGGTCTATGCCCGGCATATCTTCTACGACCTCATGGACAACATGATCCTCAGCTACAAGCCGGAGGGACCCATGGGCGGCACGACCGCCGCGCATGCCGTGCTGGACAGGTGCGAATCCGCGCATGACTTCACCATGTACACCGACCTCACCGGCACGGCAGATGACCTTGCTTTTGAGAACGTCAACCCGGTGGAAGCCATGCTGGGCGATGAAGGCATCGTCGGCAAGTACCATGCCGAGCTGGCCCGGGACTGGTACGATGTGTACCTCGTAAACCGCGTGGGCCGTGACACGGATGTAGAGATCCGTCAGGGCAAGAACCTGCTGGGCATTTCCTACGATGTGGACGAGTCCGGCGTGGTCACGCGCATTGTGCCCACCGGCGAGGACAGGGACGGGCATGTGCTGTATCTCCCGGAGAAGCACATTGACAGCCCGAACATCGGGGCCTATCCCCATGTGAAGTGGGGACACCTCGCCGTCAGCGACGCCAGGGAGGATGATGACACCAGCAAGAGCGATGTCTACCGGAAGCTGCGGGAAGCCGCGCAGACCGAGCTGGACAACGGCTGCGACCTGCCCACCATCACGCTGGATGTGGACTTCCTGAGCGTGGATGATACCGAGGAATACCGTGACTTCGGCATCCTGCACAGCATCTATCTCGGCGATGCGGTGCGTGTTGTTGTCCCGAAGATGGGCCTGACCGTTGCCCTGCGCATGACGCAGTACACCTACGACTGCCTGCTGAAAAAGTACACCTCCTGCACCCTCGGCACGGCGCTGGATGGCGTGGAGGGCAGCGTGATTTCTGCCAGTCAGCTGGCGGCAGGCTCCATCGGGGGGATCAAGCTGGCCATGGGCTCCATCGGCACAGGCCACCTGCAGGACGGCTCGGTCGGCTCCCTGCAGGTCAGGACGGCGGCGATAGGCTCGGCGCACATCCAACAGGCTGCCATCGGTGAAGCGCATATCCAGAATGCCGCCATTACCACGGCGAAGATTGAGGATTTGGCTGTCACCCGGAGCAAGATCGCGGAAGCCGCCATCGGCGCGGCACAGATCGAGGATGCCAGCATCACCCGGGCGAAGATCGGCGAGGCGGCTATCGGTTCCGCGCAGATTGAAACCGGTGTGATTAACGCTGCCCACATCGGCGCGGGCGAAATCCAGGAAGCCAATATTCATGACGGCGCAATCACCCATGCGAAGATCACGGACGGCGCGATCCGCAACGCGCACATCGAGAACGGGGCCATTGACAGCGCGAAGATTGCGGATGCTGCCATTCATAACGCGCACATTGCCGGGGCGGCAATTGACACCGCCAACATCCGGGACGGTGCGATTGCCAACGCGAAGATTGCGGACGCGGCTGTGACCCGCGCCAAGATTGCTGACCTGGCTGTCGGTTCGGCACAGATCGATGACCTTGCCGTCACAACCGCGAAGATCGCGCAGGCGGCCATCACCAATGCCCAGATTGCCAACGCCGCCATCGACACCGCCAAAATTGCCCTCGGAGCGATTACCGCCGCCCTCATCGAGCAGGGCGCGGTCGGTACGGCACAGATCGCGGACGGCTCCATCACGGATGCCAAAATCGTCGAGCTGACCGCCAACAAGATCACCGCAGGACAGCTGTCCGTGGAACGGCTCATCATCCGGGGCAATGAGCAGAGCATCATCTACGCCATCAACAACATGGGCGAGCTGGTTTCCACGCAGGTGGACACCATTGACGGCTATGTGCTCACGGAGCGCACCATCACTGCCGACAAGATTGTGGCCCACAGCATCACAGCCGCGGAGATCGCCGCCAAGACCATCACCGCCAACGAGATTCTGTCCGGGACGATCACCGGCAATGAAATCGCGGGCGAAACGATCACCGGTGCGAACATCAAAGCTGGCACCATCACCACGTCCCATGTTTCTTCTGATTTTGGAGAAACCCTCGATCTGAGCAGCAATGCGGGTATCAACCAGCGGGTTCAGAAGGTGTATGAGGACATGAATGCGCTGGCCCAGAATCAGGCAGAGCTTGTCGTCGGCACACAGACAGCCGCCACGGCGGCATGGACGGGGGTGTCCTCACTGTCCGTGCTGACGGACGGAACGCAGATCACCTACTGGCTACCGCAGACCAGCAGTTCGAGCGCAACGCTGGACCTGACGCTGAAGGATGGCAGCACGACCGGTGCGATTCCGCTGTACTACGGCGGTACGACAAGGATGTCCACCCAATACCCCGCGGGAAGCGTGCTGCACCTGACCTATCGGGAGAATGTGACCATCGGCACCATCGCCATTGCAAAGGGCTGGTGGGCAGACGCCAACTACGACAGCAACACCTATGACCGCATTCGCATGAGCAACTCGGTGCTGGCCAAATCCGCGATCACCACGTCCCGGATCATCGTCAGTGATGAAAGCGGGTATTTCCATCTGGCTGCATCCAAGCCCTTCCTGATCTCCAAGCCCATCCTCTGGGCGGCCTCGTCCTTTTCGGCAGGCACCTACGGCTCGAACAATTACCTGTCGTATCCCAACTGCTCGCTTCGCAACAACCTGCCCGGATTCACGGGTACCACCCAGAAAACCTGCTACATTGTGGGTCGGCTGGACGGTGAGTTGTTCACGCCCACCAGTACGCTGTTTACAACGGACGTACCTGATGAGGTGGACGGTCTGGTCTATATCGCGCTGGGCATCATGGTATCTGCCTACGGCATCTACCTCTACCCGGAGCATCCCATGTTCAGCTTTGTGGGCGATTCCTTCAAGAATCTGAATCAGGTAGCCTTCGAGGCCCCGGCAGAGCTGGAGACCAAGCTGGCCGAGGTGCATGCGCAGATCAGTACCACCGCCGACAGCATCCGGCAGGAGGTGCAGGCCACCTACGCCCCGGCGACGGATATGGCGGCGATCCGCCAGCAAATGACCACCCTGTCCGAGCAAACGGAGGCCAACTTCACCTGGACGGTGAGCCAGTACAGCACGCTGGCCAGCGAGGTGCAGGACGCCAAGGAGGCCACCGAGGAGCAGATGCGGCTCATCCAGACCTACATGACTTTCGGCGAGAACGGCCTGATCATCGGCAAGAGCGGCAACCCGTTCACCTTTCGCGTGGTCAATGACCGGCTGGCCTTCTACATGAACAACACCGAGGTGGCGTACCTGTCCAACAACAAGCTGTACGTGACGCAGGCAGAGATTCTGACCCGGCTGCAGGTGGGCAAGTTCGCCTTCGAGCCGCAGACCAACGGCAACCTCTCCCTGATCTACACCGGCTAAGGAGGGCTTATGGCAACAGCAACCTATTCCGCGTCGCTGATCACGAGGAAGACGACCTCCTCCAGCAACGCCAAGACCGGCTATGCCTGTCAGGAGTTTTACACCAATACCTACAACTATGTGGGCGTGATCTGCTTCTCGGGCATGGCGCTGACCAACAAGGTCATCACGGGCATCTCCATCACCGCCGTATCCCAGCAGGCGGGCTATGGCGCGGGACATACCAAGACGGTCTATGTCCGCAAGTCGAACTACCAGAACACCAGCGCCAGCGCGACAGGCGCGGGATATGCGGGGGACGCGCTGGGCACCTTCACCGGCTCCTTCTACAGCAATACCACGACCGTTGCGCTGTCAGGGTCGCTGCTGACGAATCTTGCCGCTTACTTCGCGGCGGGGAACAACACCATCTGCATCTATAACCCAAGCCCCGTGGAGAGCAGCCACGGCTACTCCAACAACTACCTGCAGTGGTCGAGCGTCACCCTCACCGTGACCTATACCGAAGGCGTCAGCGTGCCGACCGTTTCATCGTCCTCCGTTGATTTGGGCTCAGCGGTGACGATCAGCACGAACCGCCTGACCACCAGTGCCACGCACACGCTGACCTACGCCTTTGGCAGTGCAACCGGCACGATTTCAACCAATGTGGGCGCGACGGTTTCGTGGACGCCGGGGCTGGCGCTGGCGGCGCAGATCCCCAACGCCACCTCGGGCCTGTGTACGGTCACCTGCAAGACCTTCGTGGGCGGCACGGAGACAGGCTCCTCCTCGGTTACGCTGACGCTCAATGTCCCGTCCTCGGTTGTGCCCAGCATCACCAATGTGTCCACCGCCGAGGCCACCAGCGGCATTGCCGCCCAGTTCGGCGGGTATGTGCGTACCCGTTCCAAGCTGACGGTGGGCATCTCGGCCTCGGGTGCGCAGGGAAGCACTATCTCGGCTTACCGCACCACGCTGGACAACGTGACGTACACCGCTTCATCGTTCACGTCGAACACGCTGAATACGGCAGGTACGCTGACGATGTCCGTCACGGTGACGGATTCCCGCGGACGCACAGCAACCACGAGCAAGAGCATCTCGGTGCTGGATTATTCGCCGCCCTCGCTGACGAAATTCAAGGCAGAACGATGCAATGCTAACGGGTCAGCGGCGCAGATGGACGGTACCAAGGTGCGCGTGTCGCTGGCGGGCTCCGTCTCCTCCGTGGGCAGCAAGAACACGGTCACCTGTGCGGTGTACTACAAGCTTACCACATCGACGTCATGGGTACAGGCCACGACGGTATCCGCTTCCAACTATGCGGTCAGCGCCGCCAACCTCCTGCTCAGCGCGACCTTCGACGCGCTCAAGAGCTATGACCTGAAGGTGCGTCTGTCGGACTATTTCTACTATGTGGAGCAGTCCGTGAGCGTGGGCACCAAGCAGGTGCTGATGGACTTCTACAAGGACGGCAACGGCGTAGCCTTCGGCAAGGTGGCGGAAAGCTCCGGCAAGGTGGAGTTTGGATGGCCCTTGGTGCTCTCGACGCCTTTGGGTGTGGATCAGGGCGGCACCGGCGCGACCACCGCATCCAACGCCTGCGCTAAGCTGGGCGCGGTGAAAAAGAGCGGCGATACCATGACGGGCAACCTGTCTATTTCCGGGTATCTGTACCCTTCGCTGTACCTGCTGCCCACCTACAACAGCACCACCAACCGCACGGTGTTTGAAGGCAGCTATGTGGGTGCTTCCTCCTTTGCGTCATGGCAGGACAGCAGCGGCAACAACCGCCGCATGCTGGAAGTACGCAATGCTGCCTATGAAGCAGGCAAGGACAACGCGCTGGTGCTGCGGGACGTGGTGGACGGTTCCTACTACACCTACCGCGTCTTTCATGCGGGCATGGCCACGCCGGTGCCCATCGCCAACGGCGGCACAGGCGCAAACAGCGCCGCGAACGCCCGGGCGAATATCGGCGCGAACAATGCGTCTAATCTGACCACCGGCACGGTGCCAGCCGCTCGTCTGCCCTTCAAGGTAGCGTATGGCTCCACCTCCATCAGCGGCAGCAGCTCGGTAACGATCAACTATTCCTCGGCTGGCTTCACTTCGGTGCCCAAGGTGCTGGTGACCTATTCCACCACCAGCAGCAACTGGAGCGGCGACAACGGCGCGATCAAGGTACACAGCAAAACGACCACGCAGGCCAGCATCGTGGTCGGCGGCAGCTTCAATACCAGCCGCAACGTGGACTGGCTGGCCATCGGCACATGACGGAGGTGATTGTTATGAAGGAAATGTTCGAGCAGGTCATTGCGATGAAGAACTATGACCTGAAAACCCTGCTGGCCAACATCGACCAGTACCACATCGAGGGCAGGCTGACCGACGAGGAACGGCTCGACCTGACCATGCAGGCCCGCAAGGGTGCGGAGCCCGAGTACGACTATGCTGGGGAGATCAACGCCCTGTGGGCTGCCGTCCGGGAGCTGCAGCAGATGGTCAAACCGCCTGCGGAGGAGGACGAGGCGTGGCCGGAATTCGTCCAGCCCACGCATGCGGGCACGGCCTATCAGGTGGGCGATAAGGTGACATTCCGGGGCGAACGGTACATCTGCGTGCTGGCCCACTGCGTATGGAGTCCGGCGGACTATCCCGCCGGATGGGAGAAACAGGCATAAGCGACTGTCAGAAATGGCGGTCGTTTTTCTATGCAGCAAAACAAAAGGAGGATTTTACCATGAGAGACTTTTCCATTGATCTGGTCTGGGCGAAGATCCAGATGGCCATCACCGCCGTCGGCGGGTGGCTGGGCTACTTTGTGGGCGGCGTAGACGGCCTGCTGACCACGCTCATCATCTTCATGGTGATCGACTACATCACCGGCCTGATGTGTGCCATTGCGGACAGGAAGCTGTCCAGCGCGGTGGGCTTCAAAGGCATCTGCAAGAAGGTGTTGATCATCCTGCTGGTGGGCGTGGCGCACATTGTTGACCTGCATGTCGTGGGCACCGGCAGCGCGCTGCGATCCGCTGTGGTGTGCTTCTACCTATCCAATGAGGGCGTGAGCCTGCTGGAGAACACCGCGCACCTGGGTCTGCCCATCCCCGAGAAGCTGAAGGAAATCCTGTCCCAGCTGCACGGGCGCGAGGAAGTGAAGGAGGACGAGAACCATGAGTGATCGCGTGAACACGCCCTTTACCGCCGAGCATTTTGTGGCCTACTGTCTGCGGATGGTAGGCCATCCCTATTGGTACGGCACCTGCGGCTACAAAGCCACAAGCAGCCTCTTGTCCCGCAAGACGAAGCAGTACCCGTCCCACTACGGTTCCAGCCGAACCAATCGCTACAAGCAGGACATCGCCAATCAGGAGGTAGTCTGCGACTGCATCGGCGGCGCGAAGGGCTATGCCTGGACCGGCGGCGGTCAGGCCATGCTGGACGCCATCGGCACGGACAAGTCCGTCCCCAGCACCTACGGCGCACACGGCTGCCCGGACAAGGGCGCGAACTCCATGTTCAGCTACGCCAAGAGCAAGGGCTGTGCCTGGGGCACGATAGCCACGCTGCCCGAGGTGCCCGGCTTGGCGCTGACCAAGGACGGGCATGTCGGCTACTACATCGGCAACGGCTGGGCGGTTGAATGGCAGGGCTTTGCCTACGGCTGTGTCAAAACACAGGTCAGCAAGCGCCCGTGGACACACTGGTACGCGCTGCCGTTCATTGACTACGGCGACGCCATTCACAGCGCTCCCGTGCACACGCCCGATACGCCCGCGACCGAATACACCCTCGGTTCCCGTTCGCTGGAGAAGGGCGCGAAGGGCACGGACGTCAAGACCCTGCAGGAGTTTCTCCTGCAGCTGGGCTTCTCCCTGCCCAAGTACGGCGCGGACGGCAGCTTTGGCTCGGAAACGCTCTCTGCCCTGAAGGCCTTCCAGAGCAGGGCGGGCATCAAGGCGGACGGCATCTACGGCACGGAGACCCATGCCGCGCTGATGGCTGCGACCGCCGACCGGGACGAGGCGCTGAAGCCCTCCGAGCCGGCGGTTGGCGACGAAAAGCCTGACACCACCGGCAGGAAGGTCACGATCTCCTGCGTCAGCGGAACGGTCAACATTCGCACCGGCAACGGTATGCAGTACAGCCGCATCACCGCCGCCAAGAACGGTGACACCTTTGCGTGGGTGGCAACGGCTGAAAACGGCTGGCATGCGGTCGTGGTCAACGGCTGCGTGGGTTGGGTGTCCGGTAAGTACAGCAAAGCAGAATAACTCTTTCACACTGGCGGTTGGCTTCGGCTGACCGCCTTTTTCTTTTGGCACCCCCTCAAAAGCCTGCACGTTTCTCCGTATTGCGGGATCGCCGGACGATGCCCCGGAAGGAGGTGCCGTATGACAGCACAGGAAAAGGAACGGATCACCCGGCTGCGGGGTGAAGGCAAAAGCTACGGAGCGATTGCCACACTGCTCGGCATATCGGCCAGCAAGGTCAAGAGCTACTGTATCCGGCATGAACTGGGTGGTGCCCGATCCAGTGTCGGCAGGCGCACTGCTCAAGGGCGCTGCGAACAATGCGGAGCCCCTGTCCAGCAGGTGCCCGGGCGCAAACACAAACGCTTCTGTTCAGATGCCTGCAGGATGAAATGGTGGGCGGAGCACCGGGACCAGCTGACGCAGAAAACCACGCATACCTTCACCTGTAGGAAGTGCGGCAGGACATTCGAGGTATATGGTGTCACGCAGCGCAGCTTCTGCAGCCGTGGATGCTATGCCGCCTTTCGCATGGGAAGGGGGAATCAGTGATGGACATGAGCATGTTTCAGCGGGAACAGGGCTACCGGCTCTGCCTGTCCGTGCTTGAGCAGCTCCGCGACAAGGGCCTGCTGACAGCCGAGGAATTCGTTCAGGCAAGGGCTGTTCTGATCGAAAAGTACGACCCGCCAATCAGTGCTTTATCTCTCGAAAACCCTTGATATTGCTTGACTTTTCGGGCATTCAGAGTGAGTAATACGGTCGAAAGGAGGCTTGATACAATGGCCAAATCCATAACGCGGATCGACGCGAAGAAGCCAGACCTTCTACAGCGAAAGCGCGTTGCAGCCTATGCGCGTGTTTCGATGGATACGGAACGGCTGATGCATTCGCTGTCCGTGCAGGTCAGCTACTACAGTGAGCTGATCCAGAATACGCCGGGCTGGGAATACGCGGGCGTCTATGCTGATGAAGGCGTCACCGGCACGAAGATGGACAGCCGCCCGGAGTTCATCCGGATGCTGGCAGATTGCGAAGCCGGGAAGATCGACATCATTCTCACCAAAAGCCTGTCACGCTTCGCCCGTAACACAGTGGACACGCTCAACGTTGTCCGCAGGCTGAAGGAACTGGGCATCGAGGTCCGCTTTGAAAAGGAACGCATCAATTCTCTGGCGGATGAAGGCGAGCTGCTCATTACCATCATGGCATCCTTCGCGCAGGAAGAGGTGCGCTCTCTGAGTGAAAACGTCAAATGGGGGCTGCGCAAGCGGTTTGAGCAAGGCATGCCCAATGGGCGCTTTCATGTGTACGGGTACCGCTGGGAAGGAGATCATCTGGTGATTCAGCCTGATGAAGCCGCAATCGTTCGCCGCATTTTTCAGAACTTCCTGCAGGGCAAGTCCCGGCTGGAGACTGAACGCGAGTTTGCGGCAGAAGGCATCACCACAGCAAAGGGCTGCCGATGGGTGGATTCCAACATCAAGGTGGTCCTTACGAATGTGACCTATACCGGCAACCTGCTGCTTCAGAAAGAGTACATCACCGACCCGATCACCAAGAAGCGCAAGAAGAACCGCGGTGAGCTGACCCAGTATTATGTCGAAGGGACACACGAGGCCATCATTGACAAGGAGACCTTCGATTATGTCCAGCAGGAAATGGCCCGCAGAAAGGCTCTCGGGCCACGGGCAAACAAGTCGCTGAACCTGACCTGCTTCAGTGGAAAGATCAGATGCCCGCACTGTGGGATCAGCTATGGGCACACGAACTCCCGCAGAGGGAGCAACATCTCGTATTGGGTCTGCGGGAGCAAGCGGAAGAAGAAGGTCGGAGATGGCTGCCCGGTCAAGGGAGCCATGAGCGAGGTCGCCATCAGGAAGTGCTGCGCCGAGGCCTTGGGGCTGGATGAATTCGATGAGGCTGTGTTCACGGAGCGGGTCGATCACCTGGAAGTCCCCGAAAAGGACCGGCTGACCTTCTTTATGAAGGATGGTACGACCTTCACCCGCGACTGCAGGAACACGGGACATCAGGATTGCTGGACGCCTGAATATCGGGCGGCGGTTTCGACCTACAGGCGTGAGCATGGCACAAACCCCAGAGGCAAGTCCTGCTTCACGTCAAAGATCAAATGCGCCTGCGGCAGCAACTACCAAACATCCTACCAGAAGCTGAAGGATGGGTCCATTCGCTACTGGCGCTGCCCGGAGAAATGCTGCGAGAAAGGAATGCGGGAGGATCGGCTGCGTGCGGTCTGCGCAGAGGTGCTTGGTACCGATGTTTTTGATGAAGCTGCCTTCACCGCGCAGGTCGAGTACATCAGCGTACTGGCGGACGGCGTTCTGGAATTCCACCTTGCCGACGGACGTGCTGTTCAGCACAGCATCGACCTCCGGCGAAGCGGCACAAAGTGGTCGGAAGAGCAGCGCAGGCACTTTCATGAATCCACCAAAGGCCTCTACACCCCGGAACGCAGGCAGGCGATGAGCGAGCATATGAAGCAGCTTAGGAAGGAGCGCGGAGCAAATTGGCGAAAAGAGTAACCACCATCCAGCCGACCCTGACAAGGTTTACGGCGGTCCCCATCACGGAACAGCGCAGGCGGAAGGTCGCGGCTTACGCCCGCGTCAGTACGGACCATGAGGAACAGCAATCCAGCTATGAAGCTCAGCTGGACTACTACACCAACTTCATCCGGAACCATGACGACTGGGAGTTCGTGAATGTGTATGCCGATGAAGGCATTACCGGTACCAGCACCAAGCACCGCGAAGGCTTCAAGCAGATGGTTGCCGACGCACTGGCAGGCAAGATCGACCTCATCGTAACGAAATCGGTCAGCCGTTTTGCCCGCAACACGGTGGACTCCCTGACCACGATCCGCCAGCTGAAGGAGCATGGTACGGAATGCTACTTTGAGAAGGAAAACATCTGGACCTTCGACAGCAAGGGCGAGCTGCTCATTACCATCATGTCCTCACTCGCACAGGAGGAAAGCCGCTCCATCAGTGAGAACTGCACCTGGGGCCAGCGCAAGCGAATGGCAGACGGCAAGGTTTCGGTTCCCTTCAGCCGCTTCCTGGGCTACGACCGCGGGGAAAACGGTGAGCTGGTGGTCAATCCTGAGCAGGCAGAGATTGTCAAGCGCATCTACACCGAGTTCTTGCAGGGGGCCACGCCCCACACCATTGCGGCAGGCCTGACGGTTGACGGTATCCGGTCTCCCGGCGGCAAGGACAGATGGAACCCCAAGACAGTGCAGAGCATTCTCAAAAACGAAAAGTACAAGGGTGACGCGCTCCTGCAGAAGTGCTTTACTGAGGACTTCCTCACGAAAAAGCAAGTGAAGAATCAGGGGCAGGTGCCGCAGTATTATGTGACCGGCGACCATGAAGCCATCATCCCGGAGGATGTATTCGACATGGTACAGCGGGAGATTTCGATGCGGAAGCCCGGCCCTAACCGGCACAGCGGCGTCCGGGTTTTCTCAAGCACCATTTACTGCGGGGAATGCGGCGGCATGTACGGCTCCAAGGTGTGGCATTCCAACGACAAGTATCGCCGGGTGGTCTGGCGATGCAACAGGAAATATGATGGTGATCAGCCCTGCGGCACACCGCATTTCGATGAGGAAACGCTGAAACAGCTGTTTCTCTCCGCGCTGAACAAGCTGGTCGGGAAGCGCAACGAGATCAGGGACAGCTTTGACGCCATTCGCAGCACGGTGTTCAGCACGGATGCGCTGGAAGCCGAGCTGGCGCAGGTCGAAGCAGAGATGAGCATCGCCGCTGAGCAGGTTGCCCGAAGCATCCGCGAGAACGCCATGGTAGCGCTTGACCAGTCTGCCTACCGGGCAAGGCACGATGCCCTTTGCGACCGCTACGAAAGTCTCAAGGCCCGCTGCGCAGAACTGAAAGAAACCATCTCCGACAAGCAGACCCGGCTGGCTGCCATTGATGATTTCCTGAGAACGCTCATGAAGCAGGAGGCGCTGCCTACGGCCTTCGACCCGATGACCTACCATATCCTTGTCGAACGGATGACGGTCTACGGCAAGGACAAGGTGATAGTTCGGTTCAAGAACGGCATGGAAATTCAGGCCTGACACTTCAGCTCCCGTGCAAAAGCGGGAGCTTTTCTTTGTTTCCAAAAACAAAAAAGGCGCAGCATACATCTGCTACCAATTTCCGATACTGCTACCAATTCTGCTACCAATTTTCAACCCGCATATTGCTTGTATTCAACACGCCACCTTGATTTCATAGCCCGTACAGCCTCGTTGATCAGCGCCTTTTCCATCGTCTGAACAGCCTCGGTATCGAACGCTGTTTGCAGCAATTGGTACACCTGATCGTCAGTCAATAGCAGCGGGCGCTGCATAAAGCGTTCCAGCATGCCGCCACGGGTAAAAATGCGGCGGTTGCGGCGATTACGTTCAAGCTGTTTTGCCTCGTGCTGCTTGATTTTCTTCTGATGCTCCAGTCGAGTAATTTCCTTTTCCGTCCGCTGGATTTTCTGTTCAATGGTTTTGTTGTTCATTATCTATTCTCCAATCAAAATGGCGGCAGGGAGCGTATCCCTGCCGCGTGGTCGTATAGGTGTGAGTGGCAGTTATTCAGTGGCTGCCTGCTGCGCTTTCCGATCTGCAATTAGCTTCTGCAGCCGCTGCTGGTTGGCCGGGTAATTGAACAGGTATGCAAGGTAATTTCGCACATCCTCGTTCGTCAGGATCTCTGGCTCCTGAAGGAATTCCTCCAGCATGATCGCACGGGTTGTCAGCCGGTTCTCATAAGCTTGCTTTTCCAGCGCGCGCCGCTGTTCTTTCAGCTGCTTGCGCTTTTCCTCAGCCTTTTGCAGCTTGGCCTCGTTGCGCTCAATGCTGCGCTGAATCCTCTGTTCGGTAGTCAGTTTGGTTTCGTTGTTCATGGTCATAAGTCATCCTCTTTCAATAAGTCGCCGTCGTTACCTCCGCGGCGGGTGATGTCGTGTGCAATGCCTTACGGAATGCACGGGGAGGCGTCCGAATGATCAGCTGTGGCATTGCTGTTCCCGGACGCAAGTTCACGCTGGCCTTCTTCCGTTTCGAAGTAAGCCAGCAACCTGGGCAGCAGGCAACGAGCGATCCGCTGAATAGCATAATCGGGAATGTCCATTGCGCCGTTGTCCGTGCGGGGGTTCTCCTGCATTGGGCTCCTTTCTGTTAGCCATAAATGGAAACGATTGTGATGTTCCAAAAAACAAAACAGGCCGCATCGCTGCGACCTGTTTGCATGGAACGGATGAAGGAGTCATCTGTTAAAATATACGAGAGTTTTTCTGAAAATGAGTTTTAGGACGCGATTTGTAAATTGGTGCTTTTGCGCGCAGTGTTGCTGTTGCAAGAATGCAACGACAGTATTTCAAGGCGCATGCAACGCTAGGAAGCTGTAGATAGAAAAGAAAGGCTATGTTCTGATAGCATAATGACGATGCACTTCAGATCTTCCAAAGGTGACAAGGTCTAAACAGGATGCTGTTGGATTTTTTGGCAGTCATGCTACCTGATATAGCGGAATGTATATAGACAGTCCAGTGGTGATGTGCTATAATTCGAGTAGCGTCACCCTTCATTTTCACAGTCAGGAGAAAACTGCAATGAAGATTACCGAGATATCGATCAAGAATTTTCGCTCGTTTGATGAACGCGGAGTTTCGATTGTTGTTGGCGAGATGACTGCTTTTGTTGGAAAGAACAGTTCCGGTAAAAGCAACATTCTGCAAGCTCTTCAGTTATTCTGGGGGCAGTATGCCCTTGCAGCGGAAGACTTCTATTATGGCGAAACCGATCGCACGATAAGTGTCTCTGTAACTTTTGCCGTTGCTCCGGATGAGATTCTTCCGGTTTTACTCCCATATGTTTCTCCAGATGGGTTTCTTCAGTTGCGCCATGACTATACAGAAGTGGACCTTAAGGGGAAACTATATTCTTGTGGCAAAAATGAGTATACGGGCCAACCAGAAATGAATCCGTTTCCTGAACGTAAACTCAAACTCACCCCCGCGAAAATTGGTGTGTTCTTGGCATCAGAACAATCGGCTAATTTACATTCATATGCGCAAAGCAACGGTAAAACCCTTGATGAGAGTAGTTTTTATGATGTCTTGGGTCAATACTGGTGTGCCAACATTCAGAGTTTCTGTAACCGCTGGAACGCCACTCCCGTTGAGATAAGCGGAGCAAACCTAAAAAATCTCTATTTAGCGTTGCCGGCCTATTACTATCTCCCGGTCAGCTATACTACAGCAAAACTGACGCAGGATAAGCATTCGTATTTCCAACAAATATACCAGCAAATCCTTGGCGATATTCAGCAGCTCCGGGAGAACGCACAAGCCGAACAGCTTAGGCAACGCGTGGCTGCACTGTACCGTACTGCGGGCATACATAAACGTTGTAATGATATTAATCAGCTATTATCAGAAACGGCTGGCGCAGACTCCTCTGTCAAAATGCACATTGTAATTGGCGAACCCGATTATGAAGCTCTGTTTCGCCCGGCTCCCGCATTGCGCGTCGATGATGGCTACGATTGTGATGTTCAAGGGAAAGGACAGGGCATTCAAAGGGATGCCATCTTCAGACTGCTGAAGGTTTTCTCCCGACTCAATAAAAAACAGCAGCGGAAGTTCATTCTTGCGGTTGATGAGCCAGAAGCCTTTATGCACCCCACATATAAGCGCAGCTTATTCAAATCCTTTCTTTCTCTGTGTGAAACCGGATGCCAGGTTATGTATACAACTCATGACCCTGCATTTGTCTCTGTAAGCCGTTTTGATGATATTCATACTGTCGCAGTGGTGAGGGGAGAAAAACAACACACTACTGTGCATAGCAGTTCCTTAGCAGAACTGAAGAAAAAAGAAGCATTTCGCAGAGCATGCCGTTGTAGAGCTGATGAATCTATTCGAAAGGAACTGGAACACAAGTGTCAAGGGGAGCAAAACGAAGGTTTCTTTGCGGACAGGATCATATTAGTTGAAGGATCAACAGAAAGCTACGCTCTACCAGTATATTTTGCCCGTCTTGGATATGATCTTGACGAAAACAACACCGTCATCCTCCGCGCACAATCTAAAACACTCCTGCAATTACTCTGTGTAATATTCTCTTCCTGCAAAATCCCATGCTACTGCATTTTCGATGGGGACAAGCCGGAAGACAGTCTGTACAGCCGATATATGACAAGTCAGCCCATGAGCAGCGGTGAACGCAGCAAAATAAACGATCACTCAAAACTGAATCGAAATTTGTTAGCCTTTTTTCATGGCGTATCACAGGGGTTCCCAGATACAACCATAGACCGCTATTACACTGTATGGGAACGTGATTTTGAACATTCTGTTCAAATGCATCTACAAAACTATACGGAGCTCAGTAAGCAGATTATTAAGTCTGAGGGAGTTTCAGCAGAAAGTAAGCCTCTGATTGCTTACCACTTGGCCACACGGAGTAAGCTCTCCGATCTGCCAGCTGACATACAGACTCTGTTAATAACACTAATCAACCGTATTAAGAACGCCAGTTGTTTACCCCTTGCAGATATTCCTACACCGGCCTCTTTCGCCTTGTATCCTGAAAAAGTAGATGGTTCATTGCCTGTGTATTCTTCGGCAGCAGGACGAAACACAACTGCTGAAGATGCTGTTCCTGTCAGCTATGCAACAGGAGCCTTTCCTGCAGGAACATCTTATCTAGTTCATATTCAGGGGGATAGCATGGCTGCATAGATTCCTGATGGATGCTATGTGGCTGTCAAACATGTTGAGGAATGGCCACGTCCCGGTGTAATTGGCATATTCACTATCGGCGGCGGAGAAATGGTGTGTAAGCAATACATTGAAACGCAGTCCGGTGAAAAACTCTTGAAATCGGCAAATAGCTCATACGCACCCATTCCCTTAACTGAAGATATGGATTGTCAAGTGTACGGTGAAGTCATCATGTTGGGAAGAAAGCAGCCTGCCATTTTCTTTATGGAATAAGACAGTAGTGAGTTGCCGTATAACTATAAGCCGCCCCCCTATAGTCGGAATATCCACATTTTACCACAAGGGACCCTTTTTATACTTCGTGAGACTTTGCGCCAACTTGGCGCGAAGTTACAACCATCATCATGCTTTCCGGAACTTCGTGCCAAGTTAGGTCTGTTGACAAACCTACCATCTGGCGCTCTAATGTGGTAAAATAGAGAAAAGCCACAAGGGGCGAAGGACATGCAGCTCAAGCTACACATGGTCACCATCGAAGACCTTGTACCAGCCGACCACTTCCTGCGCAAGCTGGCATCGGCGCTGGATCTGTCATTTGTGTACGAGGAAACCGCGCATATGTACTGCCGACGGTATGGTCGCCCGCCCATCGATCCGGTGGTGCTGGTGAAGTACCTGCTGGTCGGGTATCTGTATGGAATTCCGTCCGAGCGGCAGATCGAGGAACGTATCTCCGACAGCATCGCCCTGCGCTGGTATCTGGGAATCGATCTGGACGAGCGAGTGCCGGATCATAGTACCATCTCACAGCTGCGCCGACGGAAACCGGCGTTCCGCAAGGTGTTCCGGCGGCTGTTTGAAACAGTCGTGCAGCAGTGCATTAAACTGGGATTGGCCAGCGGCCGAATGACTGCTACCGATTCGACCCATGTGAGAGCCAATGCCCCCCGCAAATCAGAGTATCTGGTGGACATGTCCGAGGAACCCGGCGTGTACTGGGAGCGGCTGGACGCCTACGAGGAAGAAGGGCTGGAGGAGCTTGCAAGGAAGACTGGAAAGCGACGTGCCAAACGAACTGCCAAGGTCAAAAGAGACGTCCGCTGCGACAAGAAGCAAGTCAGTCACACCGATCCAGAGGCCGGCTACCTCAATCGTGTAGGCAAGCCTAAAGGGATGCATTACCTCAGTCACCAGACGCTGGACACGGATCATGGGATCATCCTGGATGTTTCCGTCACTCCGGGAGACAGCAGCGATATTGCACAGTTCCTGCCGCAGATGGAGCGTGTCAAGGAGCTACTGCCGGTACAGGCAGCGGCTGCAGATTCAGCATACAATTCAAATCTTGTTCAGCACGAACTCCGCCGGCATGGGATTACATTTTTTGCGCCACCGCAAAAAGCTGCACCAATCTCGAAAACATTGATCTCTGCTGACGCGTTCGACTACGATGCGCTCTCCGATTCTTTCACCTGCCCGACAGGAAACATACTGACCCTTCGCACGCTGGAACGCAATCATCACGGCCTTTATTGGGTGTACCGGGCGGAAGCTGCAGCTTGCCGCCGGTGCCCGCATCAGGAGCAGTGCATCCCAGCAAGTCGTCGCGCTCAGGGCCGAAAGATTGTTCGAAATTACTTTGAGGCAGCCCGGACACTGGAAAGGCAACGCCTCAACACGCCGGAATACAGAGACGCTCTACGCCTGCGGCAGATCTGGTGCGAAGGTACCTTCGCGATCCAAAAGCGAGGCCACAATCTGACACGTCTCACACGACGAGGAATAGCGGCAGCAGAAGACCACTGCCTTCTTTCCGCTGCCGCCATGAACCTCAAAAGGATGATTAAGTGTATTGGATGACGCCCGCCGGCGTCTCTTTTTGTTGGAATGAAGGCAATCGCGGCGGCAAAGGAAGCTTTTGTCAACAAGCCCAAGTTGGCACGAAGTTCCTTTGATTTTCCCCGGCGACTTATTTGCAATCCCGCAACGAAGTGCCTTATCATATCTATGGCAGCGGAAATGTGTCCCAATTTGAGACACATTTTACTTCCATAACAAATTGGACTCCGTGAAGGCTCCTTTACTCTAAAAACTTCTGACCAACTCGGGCAGAAGTGACGTTCCCGGTCCGAAATTAGCCAATCGGCAAAATTGACAAGCTGGTCTGCATTCTGCAAAATAGTAGTGGGAGGTTGTGCAGCAGACGGGCTCACAGCGAACAGCAACCGTGCACCAGAAGCGAAAAATTATGAAAAGATAAGCAAATGAAAGCCTGCAAAGAAAAAGTCAAGCCCCAAATGGGACTTGCTGCAAGGAAATTTGGCAGAAGGTGTGGAGAAAGAAGTGCAG